AACGGAACATTTTCTTCAAAATTTCCTGAGTATTATACCAATGAAGAATTTAAGAATCATACTTGGTGGCCGTATATGGATAAAAAAACTACAGATAGAATTCAATTACAAAAAAAAAGTGAACAAAAATTTCAGGATACAAATGGTGCTAATATAGACTTACCTACAAAAAATGTTTCTTCAGTTGATGACATATTATATAAATTAACTAATAAATTTGATAAATTTAGATTTATTTTATATTATAATTTTTATTTAATTAATATTGAAAATGGAGCTAAGATAATATTAACAAATAATCGTTTATCAGATAATTACTCATTTTATAACAAATGGCGCAAAGGGGAAAAAACAAAAAATGAATATAATAGATTAAAATGGGCTAAAAAACTTTTAAGTAATAATATTCATTCTCCAAAAAAAAACGCAAAGCTAAAATTGGTAACAATTATAAATAGTTTATCACTAGATGAGAAGAAACAAATAAATAATTTTATAAATAAATTATTAGATTTATATAAAACAAAAATAGATAGTTTAAAAAAAGAAAAAAAGGAAAATAAACAATCTATTTTGGGTCTGAATACAAAAAAGGATAGTATGAAATTTCAAAATGAACAAGCTATTAAAAAAAATATTTTTCAATTGAAAGCTATCATTAAAGAATTCGATAATATTAAAAAATTATTAAATAATGAAAATGCTACACCAAATGTTAATTTTAGTAAAGAAAAAACAATAGAAAGTATAAAATTAATATTACAGAGTCCTCATAAAATTGAAGAACAATTAAAACCTGAAAATATTAATAATTTGATAGATAGTAAAAAGGCCATAGCGCCTTTAGACCAATTAATTAATTTAATTAATAAAGAAGGTAGTTCTGGTGAAGAATTAAATTTTAAAAATGCATTTAATAATTATAAACAATCATTTATAGATGTAAATAAAAAAGGAAAAACACAAATAGAAGAATTAGAACAATTATTTGAAACTATGATTGATATGCTTAAAAATGTTTACGCAAAACATACGATGAATAAGAAAACTATTAGAGATACTTTTCTTCGCAATTTTACATGGATGCGTTCTTTGGAAACAGAATTAAGACATGACCAAGAAAAGGATATGAAAGAAAAAAATAAAAAAACGAAAAATAAAATAGAAAAAATACAATCTTTTATTAGTAAAGCTAAAAATTTTAAACCAACATCATTTTTCAATGATTTAGTTCAAATTTTTAAAAAAAAAGAAGGAAAAATGGAAGATGGTTTAATGCAAAAATCGATGGAATCTCTAAAACGAGGATATGATGACATAAATCAAGATTCCATGACTATTAATATTACTCCTGAGTATACAGATATAAGAAATGAATTAAGAAAAAAAATCGATGAATTAAATGGAATAAGTGAAATACTGATGTGTTATTCTGATGATATAGATAAAAATTGTTGGATGCTACCACCAACGAAATTTGGAAATATTTCTAATAATTTAAAATTAAACACATTAATTAGTTTAGTTTATAAAAAACCATTAAGTGAAAAAAAAATGAAAGATTATCAAAATTTTATGAAAATGAAAGTAAAAGGTATGAAAGGTGACGAATATAAAGAAGATAGTGCATTAGATGATTTATATAAAATAAATTATACAAATACAACAGGAAAAAAAATTTCCGGTGCCGTAGATGGTGCTGCTGCTGATAAAATAACACTTTTACATCCTGTGTTTTTAAGAAATATAAAAATAGATTGTCCTTATGGTGATGGTATTAATATTAATGAAACTGTTAGATTATATTTAGTTGATAAAGATTATGAATTTGAAGATATAAGAAATAAAAATTTAGTTAGACTTGAAATTAAAAATAACACTGGTAATCTAAGAGAAATCACAGTTGAAAATATTATTGGAAATTTTAGATATATAATAGAAAATAATGTAATTTTCCCTCCATTAAATGAAACATTAGAAATATTTAAAGAAAAGATATCAGACTCTAATATTAAAACAATAATAACGAATAAGTTAAAAGATATATATAAATTTATGTTTGTTTATGCTGAACCACATAATCATCAGTTAAGAAATACAATATTAAAGTTAAATGATGCTGATTGGAATACATTTTACAATGAAGCAAAAAAATTAAGAAAAAAAGAAATTAAAATAGATGATTCTAAAATAAATAATACATTTATATCTGTTATTCATAGTAATATTCAAAAAAATATAATAAAAATTAATGAAAAATACAGCACATTATATTATAATTTTTCTGATTTAAAAGGTGAGGAAATAACAGAAATAGTTGCGACTAATTCTGATATTGAAAAAAAATTATTTGAAAAATTTAATAAATATTGGAGAGGAGGATATGATAAAATTTTTACATTAAACTATGAAGGGAAAAAAACTGGTATTTATTTCTTACCAATTAAAATTCTTGGGAACTTATTAGGAAAAAAGTAAAAAATAGATAAAAACAAAAAAAATATAATTATTATTTTTTAAATATTTTATAAAATAATTATTATTTAATCAGCAGCAGATGTTGTTTTCTTCTTACGCTTAATCTTCTTCTTCTTAGGAGCTGGCTCAGGCTCAGGCTCTTCCTCATCCTCATCCTCCATTTCCTCAACATCGTCATCATCATCATCCTCAAAACTTGGACCAGCTGCAGCTGCCTGCTGTGCCTGCTCCTTCTGTGCGATTGCTTCCTCAACATCCTCATCATCACTATCAACCAACACATGACATGTTCCAGAGCCTAGAAGTCGTGCAGGAGGTCGCACACATGCCTGAACCAGCTTCCAAGTAACGCCGCACTTACCTCCAGCAAACCAAATACCTGTGCACTGAATCAGACCATTAATATGAGAAGCCTTTGGAATTGCAGTTGCTGGAGTAACATTCGGTCCAGTAAGTCCATTTGACAGATAAAGTGCTTGGCGTTGCATATCATAGAGCTCAACATTAAACTTGCCCTCCCAGAATGGAATCTTAAGCTTCATAGTAGGATACCGACTAAAATCTGGGTCACTAGTCGGTTGACCAGTAGCATCCTTCATACGAGGATACTTAAGAATTGGATACATCAGAGCGTCCATAACCTCTCGAGACATCTTACTCTTACCATGCCACTTCTTAGACATAGTAGTGCAAGAATCATTCTTAATCTTTTCCTCTAGAACCTTAATAGCCTCTAGAAACTTGAGAACAGAAGGACTATCATCATTAAACTGTAGAGCCATATCATAACTAACACGACCAGAATTATCATCAACACGTTCATTTACACCCCATGTAAGCATTAGTGGAATCTGAAGAACAATTGGCTGTCCACCCAACTGAAGTTGAACACTCTTACCACCTCGCTTATTCACAACGGGTTCACGATAAGTAACATCGCTTGCATTAAAAGACTTAGCCTTGGTAATCATACTCGTAATAGAAGACATTTTATATATTTTTAAAACAATCTATTAATATCTTTTTTCAGATCAATTTATTTTTCATTTTGAAAATAAGTATTTAAAATTAAAAATTAAATATAAAAAGCTGTAAAATATTTTATAAATCAATATTAAAATAATTTATCAAGATATTATAAAATGAGGATAAAGAGTAAAAAATTAAATAAAAAATTAAATGAAAATATAAAAATTAAAGTCATATCTCCAAAAACGTTTTTAAAAGAAAATATTTATGAAAATATAAAGGATATTTCTATTACAAAAAAAAAGATAAAAGTAAGGGAGGAAGAATTTGAAATCCCAGATTATGATGAATATGAAAAAATATTAAAGTTAAATTTTAATGTTCGACAATTAAAAACTATATCAAGATTTTATAAACAAAAAGTTACTGGTAATAAACCACAATTAATTTATAGATTGTATAATTATTTGAAATATTCTTATTTTATAATAAAAATTCAAAAACACATTAGAGGTCATTTGTTTAGAGTATTTTTAAAAATACATGGTCCAGCAATAAAACATAGAAAATGTGTAAATGAACAAGATTTCTTGACATTTCAAAATGTAAAGGACATACCTTATCAACAATTCTATAGTTATAAAGATAAGGATGGATTTATTTATGGATTTGATATTTGCACAGTATATAATATGTTAAAATTAAATGATTATAAAAAAAATCCGTATAATAGAAATAATTTACCAAATAATATGTATAAAAAAATAAAAAAAATTGTAAAAATGGCTAAAAATTTAAAAATTAAATTAAATGTAAAATTAGAAACAAACGATAAAAATTTGAGTAGTGAAAAAAAAGTAGAATTGAGGGCAATTGAAGTCTTTCAAAAAATAGATAATATGGGATACATTACTGATTCAAATTGGATAACAAGATTACCTAGAAGTAGATGTATTCGTTATTTGAGAGAACTTGATGATGTGTGGAATTATAGAGCACAAATAACAAATGAAACGAAATTTAAAATATGTCCATCTGGTTCACCTTTTAATGGGGTAAATATAAATATACTTTGTTCAACAAAATCTGATTTATTTATTAGAAATAAAATTTTAGATATAATTAATAATTTAATTACAAATGGTGTAGATTCCGAATCGCGTTCATTGGGTTGCATGTATGCTTTAGGAACAATAACAATTGTTTCACATTCTGCTGCAAATTCACTTCCATGGTTGTATGAGTCATTTATGGTAAATCAACAATAATTTATATAAAAAAAATAAAATTAATTATTTATTTATTACGGTTCATCGTCATAAATAAATAATATTATATGTAAACCATTTAAAAAGATTTTACAATATCATATTATAAAATGGTTAAGAAGGTTAAAGCGACTAAGACTAAGGCGACTAAGAACCCCGCCGAAGCTGCTCCTGCAGCACCCGTGGCAGCTGCCGTTGAGGCTGTTGCTCCTCCCACTATGGGAGACCAATTTGATTCTCTACTTGCACAGCTTTCTGCTCTTCGCAGTCAGCTTACCAATGTAACCAGTCAGGTTCGTGCTCTTTCCAAGCGTGCTGAGCGTGAGGTTAAGCAGGCACAGAAGAATGGTCGCAAGAAGCGCAAGACTGGCAACCGTGCCCCCAGCGGTTTTGTTAAGCCAACATTGATTAGTCTCGAGCTTGCCAAGTTTCTTGGAAAGCCTAAGGGAACCGAGATGGCCCGCACACAGGTAACTCGCGAGATTAACGGTTACATCCGTGCTCACTCTCTTCAGGACCCCCAGAATGGACGTAAGATTCTCGCTGATGCCAAGCTTAAGAAGTTGCTCAAGCTTAAGGATTCCGATGAGCTTACCTACTTCAACCTTCAACGCTTCATGAGCCCTCACTTTGCTAAGGCAGGTAAGGCTTTGGCCACTGCTTAAAGCATTGTATAATAATATCGTATAATAATATCGTATAATAATATCGTATAATAATATCGTATAATAATATCGTATAATAATAATATCATATAAGTTAACCGGATATAGCTCAGTTGGTAGAGCGGTTGACTGTAGATCGACTGGTCACTTGTTCAAATCAGGTTGTCCGGAATCTCACTTATGTGTGAAAATACATTAATATTGTTATTATTTTTTTAAAGGTGTAAAAGAATATTATTTAAAAGAATAATTTTTTTTAAAAACTTATTATATAATGAAAACTTATTACTTACATATTTTTATAGTTTTAATAATTTTTATATTTGTTTACAATTTAATTATGCGTAAATTTAATTCATTTAAAAGAACAATTCAAATAAAAAATACAAACTTAAATCGAAAAGACATCTTTTTTAGAGATGAAAATAATATAAAATATAAATGGAAAAATAGTTTTATATTCGGAAAATATAATTTTTCTGAAGTTTTAAAAATAAGAAAAGGAAATAAAATAACAATAAAAGGATATACAATATATTATTTACCATTCTTAAAAGAAAACATTGTTTATGATATATTATAGTTACTTATTATATATGATTGAAAAACTTATTTTTCATTTCATTTTAGGGGGTATATTGTTTTCAAGTATAAAAAAATTATAAAAAAATTATAAAAAAAATATAAAAAAAAAATGATATAATATTGCAAATTATGTTATTACTTCTCGCCATTCAAATACATTTTACGGTCAATCATTAATGTATTAATTTTTCTCTTATTATAAACACCATTATGCAATGATATAAATTTAAAATGTTTTAAAAGATTTTTATTTGAAATATCATAAATATCTTTTATTGAAAAGTATTTTTGTTGTTCACTTTCACAAATATATTCATTCTGCAATAACCATAATATAAATGATTCATTATCAACAATATTTTCATTATTACCACGTGGATATTTTTCAAATAAATTCTTGAAGTAAATAAAATGTTTTTTTACATTATTATTACAATAATCATTACATGATAAAGTGCATATCATACGAAAATTAATCATTGTCATATATTCATAATTCAATAAATATTCCAAATCCCATAAAGTAAACGTTTCCTTTTTCATATGAATTGCTTTTATTATTCTTTTGCATCCCAATGCAAATAAATCAGTATCTTCGCTCATACACGCATATACTTTATTCTTGTTCACTAATTCGCAACACAATTCTTCTGCTTCACCCTCTGCGACAATATACTTCATTCCGGAAAATTCCAAATATTTTTTTACATCATGCACATCCCATTTTGTTAATTTAACACGTTCACGATTTAAATTAAGTAACTTTTTCTTAATTTTATTTGATTTATTATTATTTTTATATTTTTTACTTAATTTTTCATATAATATATTTGCGTCATTTCTATTTTTGCGGCGTTTTTCTTGCTCTTCCTTTTTCTCTTCTCCGTATTTTCCATCAAATACAAATAATGCACGAATATTATATTTATGTAAAATTTTACAAAATATATCTAATTCTTCTAACAAACGATTATTTCCCAAAAATCGATATATATAATTATATATATCGATAACTATTTTTTTATTTTCTAGATTAGAAAATGATGCATTTTGAATACAAGGCACATTTGAATCTTTCAAATAACGATTCAAAAGACGAATACCCATGATAACAATTATATTATTTATTATATCAAACCAAATCAATTTAATTTTCATCTTCTATAACAGACATTCGCAATGAACGCATTAATTCAACATTCGTAGACAACTGATTTGGTAATCCCATATTTAATTGCGATATCTTACTTGAATAATTTTGAATTGCTGATAATAATTTATTATTTTTATATAAATTACCAGTTAGTTCAATTAAATCATAAACATATTTAATATCTTTATTACTATTAATAATGTTTTTATTTCTATTTGAGAAAAATGCTATCATGTCATTTATATTGAATAACCAAACCATTTTTAAAATATAATACGCAAAAACATTTGTTTTTTCAGAATAATTTCTTATTGATAGTTGTTTATGATAATTTCTATCACTGGTTATAATATTATAATTCAAATTCATATGATGCAATACTTTTATACATTGAAATATTGAAAAATATTTTTCAATTGTATGAAACATTTCAAATTGTTTCAAGAATTTATTAAAATTGTTATTAGTGAACTCATATGAAATTAATATAGAATTTATAGTGTTTGCCCAAAATTCACTATATGTTTCAGATATATCAAATTTACAATGTTTAATAAAAAATAATTCTGTAATTTTATTTTTCATTGATTTTGAAATATTTAAATTAGAAAAATCCAAACATGTTGAATGAAATAATTCATGAATTAACACTTTAAACCATTCTTCCTTTCTATATATAACAATTTCTCCCCTGGGTTTACAAGCCCAAGTTACACCAGTATTCACATTATAAGAATCCAATACTTTATTATTCATAGGCAATTTTTTTTTTAAATCAAGTTGAATAATATTTATTTCAACTGTTTTTAACGCATCATTCGTTATATAATTTGATAGAAAATATAGTAAGCGAATTATCTTATCTTTCATCATATCAACGTTTTTATTTACATAATTTAACAAAAAAATATTTATAGTGAATAATATATTATTTATCTTAATTGAAAATGTGTTGATAGATGTCATTTGGTTAATTATGTTTTTCTGTATTTTTTCTGAGAGAAAGATATTACTTGTGTTTAAAAAGCCAAAACGACGAATAACTGACCGTTTATCATTTATAAAATTAATATTTTTGATTGGTATATTATTATTATTAACATAATTCTCATTTTTATTTAATAAATTATGGAATTTTTTAAAAATAACTTTATTTTTGTTTGAAACAATCGTTTTTTGTATATTATTTCCGTTATTTGAAAAAAAATGTAAAAAATATTTACTAATATCTGAGAAACTCATTTTATAATTATTATATAATTATAAAATAATATTTTATATATTGGTTAATTAATGTTACTTTCCAGTTAATTCCATCCTAATTTTCATTGTATTAAAGAATGGAACCAATTTTGTTTTTTGTCCTCTTCTCGTTTCTAGATGTACTAGTTTTGCGTCTTTTGTAGCAAGCAATACCTGTTTAGATAATTTATCTTGATTATATTTTAGACGTTGACCCTGTTCCATAATATCTTTATGATAACCATTGAAGAAATCATCATCCATAGTAATACTAGCATCTCTAAATAGCACACGTTTACCTGCATCATTTTTGATATATCCTGTTCTACCACCAGCGCCTAAAGCTCTTCTAGGGTCAATAGAAATGTCAGATTTTGAATTCATTGTAAATAATTTAAAATATTCAGGATTATTTTTCTTAAATTTATGTGCATGATACCAATGCTCAACGGATGCCCATGATAATACATTTGTATTTCCTTCACCTAGTTTTTCTTCACTGGTAAACAATGGAATTACATCACCATTTCCATCTTTATTTGTATGAAAGTTTGATAACACTTTTCTCCATTGTGGTATGCTCTCTAATTCAGAAAATTCACCTATTGATTCTTGACTGACTGTTTCTCCTCCACCAGCTTTTCCTTTACCAGGTTTATCATTTGCGGATCTACTATAAAATTTAAAAACGGTATCATTGTTATAAAGACCTTCTTGTTCTCTTTCTTCTAAAAGTTCTTCATCGTTGTATTCACTCATATCTTCCCCTTTATTATCATTCAAATTCGTTAATTTTTCAATATCAATTTTAATTTCCTTACTTTCCAAACCTTTATTTACATCTTGAAGTGTTTTATTTAATTCTATTGGTTCGAATACATCTGTTGTTTCAGATTTTTTAGGTTCTTCGGTGTTTTCGGCATTTTTAGAAATTTCTATTATTTCTTGTTCAGTTTTTTGCGTTTTTTTTGGTTTTTTTACAGAGTAAAGTTTTTTCTTCATATTCATTTTATGTATTTTATAAGAACTCGCTAGTTCTTCTTCATTTTTAATAAAATATTTATTTTTTACAAGTTTAAATTCTGCACTAGGTTCAGATAAATCAGCTTTATTCATTTTATTAATATACATTTCATTATTTTCTAATAATCTAATTTGTTTTAAAACAGGTAAAATATTAGATATATAAATATTTAAAGCACCATTCAATAAAACCTTTTTCACACTACCACCCTCACGATATTCTTTTAATATTTTTTTAAAATTCTTTAAACTTTCTGAAAAATTTATCTTTAATTGCTTAATTTTATCCTTTTTATAAATAGAAACAATTTCCTTTTTTCTTTCTGCACCATCCTCAATATCTATATCATCTTTTTCATAATTATTTACAATATCTAAATCATTTTTTGATTTTTTTAAAAATTTCAATAAATTAGTATATTTCTTTAATTCTTCTTTTAATGAATTAAACTCATTAATAACTACATCATCATTTTCTAAATCAAATAATAAATTTAATTTATTATTAATAATTTTATCTTTTATGTCATTAATATCATCTATTGTTTTTTTTTGAAATTTGTTATTATGAATATATTTAGCTGTTTCTATTTTAATATTTAATGAACATTTTTTTTCTTCAGCTCCACATTTAGCAATAAAAACATTCTTATCATTAGTAAATATAGTTCCTCCATTTTTTTTACAATGGATACATTTTCTTTGCAAATTTTTTATTAATGTTTTACCATCTTTACGTTTATTTTGAATATTACGTAAATTTTTTTTTTTTAATATTGTCCATTTATCTTCGTATTTTCTTTTTAATTTTAAATATGCATCTAAATCATTTAAATACTTTAAATAATCTTCTTGATATTCAGACATATCTTATAATTTATAAATATATTTTTATAATACTTTATAATTTATAATATTTATCATGTAACATTTTATAGTCGCTTTCAAATTTAGGAAGATTTGTAAGCATGTTAGTATGTTCTTGTTCTTTCCTCTCAATCACATTTTTAACTTTAGATAAAATATAAATTTCTTTTTCCCTTTTTTTTTGTTCAATATCTTTTTCAGTTGGCTTAGTATGATATTTATATGATAAAAAGAATGCGACAAAAATACTAAATAATGAAAACAACCCTACATTAAAATAAAATTTATAATTATTGTGTTTTTTGATATTACAAGCTTTTAATGTTGCTGATAAAAAATATTTAGTTCCCGGTTCAATTAAAAAAGGTTTTACCATTTATATATAATAAATAAGTAAAATTATGAAAATAAATTATACTTAATATCTATAAATAATAAATATGATGAATTATTTTAATATTCGAGAAGGAAATGGAAATATGGCTGATTCCACTTCAACCACTAATAATGCTACAGCTGCTAGTGCTACAGCTGCTAGTGCTACAGCTGCTAGTGCTACAGCTGCTAGTGCTACAGCTGCTAGTGCTACAGCTGCTAGTGTTGCAGCAGATAATGATGCAAAAAATGTTTCTACATCAAGAAATACTGGCACCGGTGGTTTTGTATTAGGATTAATTATTCCTTTAGTTGTATATTATTTTGTTACTTATAAATTATATTCAAGTTCATTTAGCGATGACGTTGCAAGAGTAAATGTTTCTTCTAAGGTTGGAGTATTTAAAATGCTATTATTGGCCGTTATTTTTATTTCAATGTATGCACTAAATACAAAACAAATGAAACAAATGTGTCCAAATGGGTCACAAAAAATAGTAACAAAAGTATTTTTCAGCACATTCATACCATTTATATTTATGTTAGGTAGTGTTGTTGTTGCTATTACTGTTATGCCCGGTTGGAAAGCACCATTTTCAAATACAATAGGATATTCATTGGTAAAAAATGTAATATTTAGAAAATTATTTCAATTACAAGATTGGTTAGATTTTAATGTTGGTAGTGGTGGAAATGAGGAATTAAAAAAATTCAATCGTCGTTCAAATAGAACATTCTTTGTAAATGAATTAACACCTGAAAATTTTCATACAGCAGTTGACTCATTGGGTTTAAAATTCGCTGATGATGGTATTAAAAAACAATTATATCAAGCAGTAATTATTAAAGATTCCATTGCTGAATTCATATGGATATTTATTACAAGTATATTGACATATTCATTATCACAGATTTATATAATAGATTATAGTTGTGAACCTGATACAGATTCACTTCATAATAATGTTGATGCAGCAGCGGATGCGGAAGCCGATAATGACAATGCTGAGGAACTTTAATTTAAAAATAATTTATAATTTATTAATTATTTTTTAAAAAGCAAATGATGGTAAACTAACATAATATAAAATAAATACATAACTTAAGATTGCAATAATTAATGTTGTAAACCATATTGGTATAACCGTTTTATTTCTTGTTCCAAGGCCAAAATGTCTAAAACTACCGTTTCTATTATAAATAAATGATGGTTTTATATATTGAATAATAAAGAATATAGTTAAAAATAATATAATAGAAACTGAAGTAACATTTTTTTCAATATACTTGCGATACATAATAAAATATATTGAGATTATTATATATATAAAATTTATTTATTTAACATATATTTTTTTTAGTTAAATATATAATTTATTGAAATTATTATATATTTTTAATTACCACATTTCTTCGCCATCTGCTTCACCATCTTCGCGATTGTCTAACATATTTACTTCTAACATTTCACGTTGATTAATAATGTCTTCTTCTAAATAATCTAACATATCACCATCCATTTGCAATATTTCCATATTTGCGTTTGTAACATCATCTTTTATACCAGCTCGCTTTTCCATTAATGCAACATTCTCAATATAACCACGTTCTTTATCATACTGGTCAGCATCATATTCAAATACCGCTTTTGATTCTCCAAAACTCCAACGGCCTAATTTATGATTTTTCATGATATTTTCAATATTACGAGATTCCACTGTTAAATTTTTTAGATTTAATCTAATACTATCTTTTTCTTTTTCCTTTGCCTTTAATATATTCCCCTCAATATTGTTATTTGATAAATTAACAAACTTTTTATGCTTAATAAAAATATTTATAAATTCTTTCAATAAATTTGCTACATTTCTTTCTAAATTATTTGAACTACTGTTCATTATAACTTCTTCTACTGAACCGCCACTACTTTTCATCTCTTCTAATCCTTCTAAAGATGTTTTAACTAACATTTCATTCATTAATTTAATATACAAAGAAATAGAACAAATAAAGAAATATTTATGCATTTTAATATAAATATTATTGTTTATATCAGTATTATTTTTAAAATCAGAATAAAATGGTATATTTTTAACAATATTTAATAAATCTACGGTGTTATTTTGAACAAAGGTAAGTAGTTTTATCATATTATTATCATCATAAAATTCATTTAATGATGAATGTTCATCAAATACAAATTTTTCAATATCTTGAACATGTCTTTCAGATAATTTCCAATGTTCTGGAACATACATTTTATATGATACCTTTTCCAAAATAATATTTGGATATAATGAGCACATATTTGCTATCATAGTTTGAATTTGTGAACCAATTAAATAACCTGTTTCATCATTATTCGACATATATAAACCGGTCCCTTTTACTTCATAATTAATAAAGTTAAGTAAATATTTCATAATTTTTGAATGACCTCTTCTTAGATTTTTTTTGAAAAAAGTTGATATATTATTTAATTGTAATTGCACATCTTCATCTATAAATAATAATAAATCGTCCTTTTCATTAATATCTCGTTTTTTATATTGTGTTGCATATTTATCAACCAAATTTAATATTTTTGGAATTATTTCTTTATTGCAAATTTTCACATTATTTTTACCTTGAATATATTCTAATAATTTTTTAAATTTTACTGTATTATTTACAATTTCTTTATTAATTGTAATATCAACCATATTTTTACGATGAATATATTTCATTAATAATTCCATGCTTTTTTCATTATAAATATCGCCATTTTCATTTTTAATTATTGCAATTTTTTCTTGAATAGTATTTCCATTAGTAAAATTACTTGAATTTTTTATACATAATGTTTGTAATTCAGGTTCTAAAGCCAATCCTGTATTATATTTACAATATTTAATAAAAGCCATATAAATCGTTTCTTCAGAAAAATTATTTGATATTTTATTTTGTGATGTTTTTGTATTTTTTTCTGAAAACATTAATTTTGCTTTATTTAAATTTTTAACTCTTTTAATCATTTTTGACAACTCTAACACATTATTAACATCTCTATCAATTATTCCTTCTTCTTCAACAAAATATCTATATGTATTTATACTTTTATCATTACAACATGCATTTTCTATATAAGGTAATCCATTATTCGTAACAAATAATTTATCTTTTCTCTTTACCACCTTATTTATATTACTTATGATATACATTGATAATTCTTTTATTTTTCCTATAATTTTATTCATTATAATGAATTGTTCTGATTTATTTTTTCTTATGGTTGCATCTAATTTCAAACGAATCGAATTTCCAAGCATTTTAACATTGTCAATATTTATTTTATTTAATGGTGGTAAAAATGTTGTCCACCTCCTAACATTAAATTCTTCAGACATAGTTAACTCTTCAAAATTATTTTTTAACCATTCTCTTTTTAATTCTAATTTTGTATTAACTTCATAAATAGACAATACTTTATCTATTAAAAACTTTTTAAATTTGACTATGAATTTTTCTAATTTTTCGTTTGATTTTTTGTCTTTATTTTGTTTTATTTTTGGCAATGCAACCCATGGTCGAGAATCATTCTTTATTTTTAAACAAACACATACTATATATTCTATTAAACCATTATTTGACGTGCTTTCATCTAAAGGATATCCTGAGAAATTTCTTTTACAACCTGGAAATGTTTTAGATGTTTGCACGGGAGGTATAGATGTTTGCACAACTATTATATATAATGCCATTATTGAAAATATTATATTCTCATTCACAATCATGTTATAAGATTTCATTCTTTTATTCATTTTTTCAGCTTTTTTTTGTAGTTTTTTATATTTTTTCTCAGGGATGATGTTTTTTAATATATTAAATGTATTTTCAAAAACAAACTCATATGAAAGACTCATGTCTATTCCTACTGATTTATCTAAGTTTTTTAATATAGAATATACTACTTTTTCTAACTTAGTTTTATGACTTTTTTCTCTTGTTACTGTTTTAATTATAATATCGCCATCATCATCTTTTAATAAATCTCGTGATTTTATCTTATATCCTTCAGCATTATATCCTTCAGTTACGTCATATTCAATATATTTAATAACATAACCACTATGTTTATCAACCAATTTATCGCCGTCGTCACTTAAACTACCTCGTTCTTTTGCAATTTTATCCAATGTTTTTTGATATGAATTATCTTTATACGATTCGGCTAATGTAAGTAAGAAAGTTGGCATTAAAGGATAATTAGTATCTAAGCAATAATACCAATATTCATTTTCATTGCCATTTGTTTTTTCATAAGGACGACAATATTTTTCATAAAATAATATTATATCATTATTTTTTTTTACAATATTTTTTTGGGATAAAATTTTTGTAAGTAGTTTGGAGTAAGGAGAAATTTTTAATTCTTCTTGAGCAATATTTTGAGCTAATTTCATCATTAAATTATTTTTATTTAACATATCTCTTTTATCAAATTGAACTTTTTCTTGCAAATATATTGTTTGTAGTTTTTGTTTCTTTTTCAATTCTTTACTTATTTGTTCATATGATTTTTCTAATTCTTTTGAAAAATTATTAATGATATCATTTACTAACTTATTATGAATTTTTATTGTATTTTGATTTTCATCTGCACAATTATTATTAATAGTTAAACATTTATCTTTAACATTGCAAAACATGGAATCATCCGGCATTTTATCATTATATTCGTCTTGTAATCTCCACTCATTATTAATTCTTTGATAATATCTATATTCATAATCACCCATATCTAATACAGCATATTCTTCATTTATTATACGTTTTTGTCCAATAACCATACTTTCAGCATCCCTTTCTGCCATTTTTGGAATTACTCCAACATTTTTAATCAAATGTTCAACCAATAATTGTTTGAATTCTTCATCACTTAAATCTCTTTTTTCTTTTAAAAATTCATTTAATATGTCATATGGAGTATTATCATATTTCCTATCATAAAAAATAAATTCTTTATTGTTATCTTCTTTCAAAAGTTCAATATCAGTATATGTTTTTGTTAATACAAAATTTTTACAGTTATTTTCTGGTAATTTTTCAGAACCAATTTTATCATCTGCATATTCTATTTCTTTTTCTAATTTTTCTTGTAAATTTAAACTTTCTCTCATATCAATTTGCAATAAACCAATATATGTATTCATTAAGTCACCTCCATCTAATGTATATATCTCGCGAAGAATATCAGTATTAGACATTGGTTTTCCTTCAAATCCATATAACTCTTTTAATGTTGTATTTATGTTTAATATTTTTTTTGTTATTTTTTCGCCTTCCTTCACCGATGCTTCTTCACCTTCCTTCGCTTCTGCTTGACGCACCTCCTCGTCAGCACGTAATACTGCAAGATAAGCTTCATTATCCCCCGATGTCTGACCGAAAGTGTCGTTTGCTGAAAATATTTTTTCCAATATATTTGGTAAAGTTACATTTGCAATTTCACCTTTATTTAATTCTAATAATCTACCTGATAATGTTTGTTTATATTTTGTAATATTTGACTCAATTAAATCATTCATTAATTTATATTGCGGAAATGTCAAATTCTCATAATAAATTAAAAATGGTTCTAATTCTTTTAAAAATGTAACATTATTTGTTGTATTTTTCAAATAACCGCCAATATTTTGAATTATTTTTTCGGTGGTGGGTATCATTTTATCTAAGAAATTTTCATATATTTCATCATTATTTCTTTCTGAATAATTTCTTGTTTCAACAAAAGAAATTTCTGATGGTTCTTTTAAGAAATTTGTTTTATATGATAAATCTTCAAAATCTTCATCTATTATATATTTTATTAATTCTCTATTTTGTAATTTTTCATGAAATTTAAAATTATTATGCAATAATACTTTTTTATACATATTGGATTCTTTTAATTTTAATTTTGTTAATTCTATGAAATATTTTGACATCATTAAAAAACCTTTCAAATATATTTCTTCATTTTGAATAATTTGTTTTTTTTCATATATTTTTCTTTTTATCAATGGATTTTTATATAACATATGTTCGCCTGTAATATTTTTTTGTAAAGAATATTTTTTTCTACCCAAATCATCATTATTAACAGAGCTTGAATTAAAATCATCCAAATTATCAATAATAGAATGTAAATCAGTATTAATTTTTATTTTATTAATTAAATTAGTTCTATTTGATGGAGCACTAGATACAGTTTGTATATTATTAATTTGTTGTTGTATATATGCATATTTTTTTGAATCATCCGGAACAGCGTTTTTCATATATGATTTTAGAATTTCTGAATAATTATTAATATATTTCCCTGTATCTTCCAAAAAAACATCTTCATCTACAGAATCTTCCAATAATGTTAAATCATATAATTTTTTTCTATTTCTTACAATTGGTATTAACCAATATAAATCATTTTCTAATCTCAATAAACTATCAACAATAGGTTTAAAATTCTTTTTACTTTTTTTCAATGAATTAATAGAACCATCTTTTGAAAAATCAGAAAATTTCAGTCTCAATTCTTTAAAACGGTTAATTATTGTATGTATATTATCCAATACAAGAGTATTTCTTTCTATGGTTGGATAATCTGCCAATAATGCGTCCAGCATATCATTTACTTGAAAATTAATTGGATATACTCTTCTTTCTATTTCAACTTCTGAATATTCATCAACATATTCTATAGCTTCATCTTCGACTAGAATAATAGAATTTGCATCAATTATGATTTTATGTAATTCATCTTTCTGTTCATCTTCTATAAAATTCAAATTTAAATCATCATAATCATCTTCATCAACAGCAAATTCCATGGAAGATTGTTCACTTTGACTTTTTTCCAAATTTTGCAATTCCTTCGATAATTCTATACCAGTAGTCTCTTTTTCAATATCATCTATAAATGATTTTACAGCTGGTCGTTCAAATGGTCTTATTTCTATAATTGGTAAATTTTTTGGGATACCCTTATATCCAAAATCAATATAAATTTTTTCATTAGACGGATATAATGAAAATTCTATCATGTCATTTTCTAAATTTGTTATTTCACCATTAACTATTGTTGGTATTTCACCACCAAATTCAATTGTAAACCATTTCCCAGTTGTTAATCCATTTTGTCTCGCATATCCATCTTCTTCTTGAGAATATACAATATTTATTGTTTTTATTGATTCGTCGGTTAATCTATTATTATTTATAAATAATTCTCTTCTTGTATCGTCAATATCATTTATTAAGCTAATAATTTTTTCGTCTAAATAATTTACGTAAAATGTCTTTCCATCTAAATCATCATTACCGGATGCTTCTATTTCAATAAATTGCCCCAATTTTAATTCAAGTATATCTTGATTCTTTTCTTTTGTTATTTTTGTTTCTTCTTTTGTTATTTTTGTTTCTTCTTTTGTTTCTTCTTTTGATTCTTCTTTTGTTTCTTCTTTTGATTGTTCCTTAGAATCTAGTATAGATGGGTCTTTTTTTTTAGTTAATTCTTCAGGAATTTGTAATTTTTCTATATTAATTGAATTTTCTGATTTATCCATATTACTCATTACTTATATTTAATATATATAATTTTAATGGTTTTAAATTTTATAAAATTGAAATTAAATATAATATAAAAATATATTTCATGATTAGATAAAATGAGTGAATTACCTATTAAAGATGTCTTGGATAACCGAACAAAAGATTATATTGTTAAAGAAATAAATGGATTATATTTAATTAAATATAATAAATCTGCATTAACTGAAGAGAATGTTTCTTCTTTGGGTTTATTTAGATCTGTGATTACAGATGGTAAAAGAATATTATCATTTGCACCACCTAAATCTGTGAATTATAATTCCTTTATTGTTGAAAATGATTTTGATAATTCTAATATTTCTGAATTTATTGATGGGACTATGGTAAACGTATTTTATAATACAAAAAATATAAATAAAGATGGAATTCTAGAAGCTAAGTGGGAATTAGCAACAAGAAGTAATATTGGTGCTAATTGTAGATTTAATTTAAATTCAAAAAAAACTTTTCGCCAAATGTTCGTTGATGCATGTGTTCCAAATGGTGAAAATATTGATGATTTCTTTAATGAATTAAATAAAGAATATTGTTATTCGTTTGTTGTGCAACATCCAGAAAATCGCATAGTTCATAAAGTTAATACACCAACATTATATCTAACAAATATTTATAAATTTGAAGAAAATATTGTTCATCCAGTAAGTTATAAAAATCAAGAAGACATTATTTCTGAACATATTAAACAGCCGAGAAACATAACAGAACTTTATCCAAATATTTCAAATTGGGAATATATTAATTTGCTATGTTCTGGTGAACAAATTGGATATGAATTACAAGGTTTTGTTATTACAAATAATAAAAATGAAAGAACAAAAATTCGAAATATTGAATATGAGAAAATTAAAAGAATTCGAGGAAATAATCCTAAACTTCAATATCAATTTTTAGAATTGTATAAACTAAATAAATTAAATGAGTATTTATATTATTTTCCTGAAAATAAAGAAGCTATTGAAGAATATAAAAATAGCTTTTATAATTGGTCTGAGATATTTTATAATTTATACATCGAATGTTTTATTGAACGAAGAATATATTTAAAGGAATGTCCATTTGAATATAAACCACTTTTGTATGCGCTACATAAGCATTATATTGAAGTTTTAAGACCAAATAGTGAAAAAGTCAATTTTACTTTTATTAAAAAATACATTAAAACCATACCAACAGAAAAAATTATGTTTAGTATGAATTATAAATATAGGGAATTGAAACAACCTCAAAATAATTTAAATAATCATATGAAAGAATCATAAATATGTTTATAAATTTCTTGAGAATAATTTATACATGTTATCAATAATGTTTTAATATTATCAATATTTGATTCATCACCATTTTTAAAAACGACTCTAATTATCGAAAAATCATCATGTGGATGTTTTTTAATAAATCCAACATATGAAAATGTATTTTTTTTCTCAAAATATCTATCAAATAATAAATATTCCAACATTTTTCCGATAGTATAACTAATATTAGGTAAAACAATATCGAATGAATATTTTGTATTTATAGTATCTTTTTGAATTTCAAGTTCGTTTTCTTGAATAAGTTTTTTTAAATCTTCCAATCTATTTGTCAATATATTACAAGCCATTTTTATTAGTTCCTGATTAGAATATATTCCAATAGTTTCTAATCTAAAATCAAATGAATTTTCAACGAAATATCTTTTTGCGTTATGATTAAACCAATTTTTCTCTATATTGGTTATATCTTTTCCTCTTTTTCCTTCTGCTTTTAATTTATCTTGATATATCATCCAAGCTTCATTGCTTTTAACGTTATCAATTGTATTATTATAACCAATAGTTGAACAAACATTACATTGACTATTTTCTTTTGAAGTATTTACATGCAATTTAGCATGCAATTTTAATTTTTCACCATCTTGATGTTTTGATATTTTCGGTTTTAGTCTATTAAATAATATAAAATCATTCGTTAATTTATTTGGTGGAAATATTTTTTTTACAGCGGTTTCTTTTAAATAATTATTCGTAGCTACTTCTTTTACCTTAAAATCTTCACTAGTAACATAAAGTATATTCTCGGTTTTATTTATAACGTCTAATTCAACAACTAAATTTTCTACCAACGCGTTATCAGTTACTTTTAAATAAACTGGTATACAACCCAGTCGTTGTTTAATTATTTCATTTGTTAATGTTGTTGTATTTTCATATATAATCGTTGATTCTAATTTTTCTGTTACTTCATTGTGAGGTTCAGTTTTAAAGCAAATAACCGGAATATCACTTAAAATTGTTCTACGAATACTATTAATTATACTAACATTGCAAGATGTCGCAGTAAAATACAATAAACCATTATCTTCACGTACATCTTTAATCCGAGGTAAATCTAATTTACTTTCGCTCATAATATAATACTATTTATTATTTTATTTTTATTAATATTTCATTAATATCAATTTAATAAGTTTAATTTCTATATTCAAAAACTTATATAATATATAAAAATGAGTTATGTCTTATATTATAGCAAATATTGTGAAAACTGTAAAAAAATAATTCATAAAGTTGGTAGAGATAAAATAAAAAATGATATTCATTTTTTATGCATCGATAAACGTAAATTAATTGATAAGAAAACATATATTGTTTTAAGTGACGGAAAAGAATTATTAATGCCTCCCGAAATTAATCAAGTTCCAGCATTATTATTATTAAATAGAGGAAATAGAATAATTTATGGTAATGAAATTATGGAACTATTTGGACCAATTTTAAGAAATAATAATAAAAAAGATACTAAGAATAATATTGAACCTTTAGCATTTTCACATTATGAAATGGGAACATCATTATCTGATAATTATTCTTATTTAGACCAAAATTCTGATGAATTATCAACAAAGGGAAAGGGCGGAATGAGACAAATGCATTCGTTCGCTGAGTGTGAGTATAAAGATGAAATAGAAACACCTCCTGAAAATATATCAACAGATAAAATAAAATCTTCAAATGTTTCTAAATTATTAAGCAAAATGCAAGAAGAAAGAAGCAAAAAGTATTCAATATAAATATAAATAAATATTAAAAAAAAATAATTTAAAATTTTTTAATTATTTTTATAAATATAATATGTTTTCCAAAAAAAAATCAAATAAGTCGAATATTTTAAAAATATTTAATATCCAGATTCAAGAGTTTTTAAAAAAAATAATATCTTTTTTTCCAAAGGATGATAGTATTAAATCTTTAAATAGAATTGTTGACACTTTATGTAAATATAATCCTGTAAAATTAATTTCTATATGGCATTTTTATATAGAACAACCTTATTTTGATATTATTCAAAAAGGCGATTTTAATTATTTTCAAAATAAAAATTATGCTACCGATTTAACGGATTTAAAAGGTAATTCAGAATATGTTTTAAAATCTTATAATAGATTACGTGTTTCTATTAGTCAATTAAATAATGATTCAAAAATGATTGCCATGAAATATGTTCAAATATTGACAAAATTATCACAAAGTTATTTTTTATAAATATTAATTAATATTTTATCTATTTAAAACTTACTAATATATTTTTAAATAGATGAACAGTGAAATAACGATTACAAGCGAATTTAAAAAGTTAATTAAAGACTTTATGAATGATATAATAACCACTCTCCCCGAGTTTCATGAAAAATTTACTGAAAATGAATTAGAATTTTTAAAAATGACAAATCAATCAGAAACAAAACTTCAATTTGTATTTAATTATTGTTTGGAAATATACCCTGAGAGATTTTTTGATATATTATATGAAAATGATGAGATATTCATAGATGATGATAAAAATACATGTTTTTTTAAAAATATTGATTTTAAGGATATATGGAAATTAGATATATCAGATAATACAAAAAATATTATTTGGAAGTATTTACAGTTAATATTATTTTCAGTGACCAATAATTTAGATGATACAACTTGTTTTAAGGATACAGCTAAACTGTTTGAAGCGATTGATGAAAATGAATTAAAAGATAAAATAAAAAATGTAGTATCATCTATTAACAATGTATTTGATATAAGTGGAATGATGAATTCTAATTCAGAAAAATCGTTTAATGATATGAACAATTTATTTCAAGACATGATGAAAAATATGGATTTATCAAATAATAATATAAATGAAACGGAATTTGAAGATATGATGAAAAATGTTATGAATGGTGATTCGCCTACAAATATTGAAGAAATGATGAAAAATATGGATATTCCAGGAATGGGAACTGAATTTATAGATATGATGAAAAATATGGAAGGTTTTAAAGATATGGAAAAGAACATGTCAAAAGATGTTTCTAATAATTTTAAAAATATTCCAAATCCCGAAGATTTACAAGACCATTTAAATTCATTGATGGGTGGAAAAATTGGACAATTGGCTCAAGAAATTGCGAATGATACTGCAAAAGATTTGGATATTGACCCGGAAAATATTTCAAATGTTAACGATGTTTTTGCAAAATTATTTAAAAATCCTGGAAAATTGATGGGTATGATTAAGAAAGTTAGTTCAAAATTAGATGAGAAACTAAAATCTGGCGAGCTTAAAGAAACTGAATTGATGAAAGAAGCTAGTGAATTAGTTGAAAAAATGAAAAATACACCGGGTATGAAAAATATGGAAAATATGTTGAATAAAATGGGAATGGGTGGTGGACTTGGTGGAAAAGGAGGAAAAGTAAATATGAATTTATTTCAATCAATGATGAAACAAAATATTAAAAAGTCGTCGCAGCGTGATAGAATGCTTGAAAAATTAAAAGCACGAAAATTACAAAAAGAAAAAGAACAAGAAATACTACTTAGACAGATGCAAAAAAGACAGGAAAATAGCAAGGTTCCAACAGATAAAGACAGTTATGATGAATATATACAGAAAACATTTAATATAGAAAATTCAGTTATGAAAAAAAGTAACATTAATAAGAAGAAGAAGAAGAAGAAAAAAAAAAGAAAAGAGAAAAGATAAAGATTATAAAATAAAGAATTAATAAAAATAAAATAATTATTATATATATCTTATAATGGTAAAATTTTGGATTTATGATGTATCAGTTTTAGCAAATAAAAATCATATTTTAGAAATATGGCCTTATCAATATTTATCTATGGAAAGAAAGTTTAATTCTATTAGTAGATTAATTATTTATTTAACTATTTTAGGCTATTTTTTTTCAAGACAACTTAATATTTTGGTTGCTGGTGTTATTACATTGATGGTATTTATAATACTTTATACAGTGCAAAAGCAAAATAAAAAAGAAGGTTTTTCAGGGGAAAATAAACGCGGTGGACAATATAATAAGTATGAAAAGGAGGATGGTTTGGGAGATTTTAAAAATATTATGAAAGATAAATTTACTTTACCAACAAGAAAAAATCCTTTAATGAACGTTATGATGGATGATTATAAATATAATAATAAAAGAAAAGGTGCTGCACCAGCATACAATAATGCAGTGAAAAAAAATATAAATTCGATTTCAAAAACACCACAGTTATCTAATTCATTAACCGATAATAGTAAATTATTTAGAGATTTAGGAGATAATCTTAGTTTTGAACACAATATGAGAAATTTTCATACAATGCCTAATACAAAAATTCCAAATGACCAAAGAAAATTTGCAGAATTTTGTTATGGTAATATGTCATCATGTAAAGAAGGTGATGATATGGCTTGTAGTAAAAATCTAAGACGATTGGGTAATGCTTATCAATAAATCATAAAAAATATTATTTTTTTTTTTAAATATAAAAAAATAATATTAGATTACATATATATAAATGGCAAGTTTACACACATATACTTTCGATAATTTATCTAGAATTGGTGATGATGTTTGTGCTTTATCAGAGAGAGATAAACAAAATAATAATTTTGGTACTTATACTACACAAAACTATTTTGAAAAATATTGTGGTATGGAACAACCCATAAAGTTTGCTACAAGTCAACCTAATGTTTTTTACAATAGTGGTCCTGGTTTAGTAGGTGCGGGTGGATGCAATGTTGATAGTGATTCTAATTTAAGAATAGGCACGATTCAAACAAATCCAAAATGCCGTATTTCTTTAGAAGAAAGACCATTTAAAACCGTTCCATTTTTAGGAAGAGGACGACCCCAACCAGTTAAGGAGGCGAAAATCCAACAGGGTTCATATGTAGGAGATAAAAAAAGTTGCAAAAAAAATACTGAAAAATCATTTGGTGTAGAAAATGTTGATTTAGTTCCTTCTCTTCAGAGAACTATTCAAAATCCAGCAAATTTAATTGAAGGAGAAGCTAATGAAGGATGGATTCGCGGAGGCATACCATCGCGCGAAATTACCCGCGATAATGATTATTTCCAACGCAAATATCGTTAATTTTATATCTTTTTAATAAAAAATATATAAAAATTAAAATAATAATTTATTAAATGAACTATAATACTAATTATGAATTAACATATTCTATAAAAGATAATAAAATTAATGATACGTGTTATAGAAAAGATATTATTAATGTATTTGATTTAACTAATTTTTTTAATAATGAAAAGATTGATGATAAATTATTTTTTAAAAAACTATCTGATGGTGTTCATGATATTTATTTGAAATATAAAGATAATAAGCAAATTTTGATGATTTTAAGTAAAATAAAAAAAAAATTAAAAATGCCTTTTGAATTAACTAACGATATGCTTTTTATGTATTTATTTAGATTTGATTTATTTTATATTTTTCATAAATGTATTGTAGATTTAAATAAAATCAATGTTATATCGGAACCTAATTTTAAGTTATTAATAGATTCTATTTGAATTTATTTTTTGTTTATATATATCAATATGGCATCTACTTGTTTAAAAAACTTACCAGCTCAATATTGTAATGACCAAAAACGAGAACATATAAATAGAGAATATTTAGTATACAAAGGAAAAAAAGTTCCTAATAAAACAATGTTACCAGGTTTTGGTATAAACATGGGTAATATGGCAGGGGCATATACTCACAGTATTCTTTCACAAAATACACCAGATTTAGAAAGTTATCTTTTTGGAATTGGCACTTCTAATTTAGTGAAACCTTTTAAAAAACCTTCTACGCGCACCAATAACTTAGATACAGTTAAATTTTTCGAGCAAACAAGTGCAGAAATGCCTGTGCCATTAGTTATTGAAAAACGTCAACGTCCAATCGGACCATTCTCTTAATTTTATTTTGAATATTAAAATATAAAAAATAAAAAAATATATAGTATATAAATCATGTCTACCGCTATAACACAATTAGAAATACAAAATAATTTACTTGTTAGTGGACAAATGAATATAATTGATAAAATAACAGGTAATGATGATTTGGAAATCAAAGGCAATATCGATATATCAAACAATGCGAAAGTTTGGAAAAATTTAGATGTTTCAAATAATATACTTGCAAATACAATAATTAGTAATAGAAATAAAACAGTTTATCGTAATTTTGTTCAATACGATAATAATGATTATGTTGAAATAAAAGGTTCAGCATTATTAATACCTAGAATGCATGGCACAGCCGCACCCAATGGAAGAATAGACCCATCTAATCAAAAAGATATTGCTAAAGTTGGTATGATTGTTTATGATACTGAAAAAGGTCAATATCTAGGTATTGCAGATTATGAAGGTCAAATGAAATGGACTGGTTTAGGTGGAACTATTTCATGGAATCAACAAACTAGAATTGAAGCCTATGATGATAATGATATTTCTGTTGGGGGATGGGATATTAGTGGACTTCATTTTTTTACACATGGTAAGGAAAGAATGATTATTGACAAATCTGGCAATATTGGAGTTGGAACAAGTTATCCTACATCATCTCTTAGTATTATTTCTAATAAAGATAATCAACGACCGAATGGTAACCAAGAAATGCACCCAGTTGGTTGTCATTTAGGTCAATCTCCTGATGATATAGCTTATTTAGAATTATGTGATGCAAGTGGTTGTAGAATTGATTTTTCAGATAGTTCTTCTAATGATTTTAAAGGTAGAATAGATTATAATAACCAAGATGATTCTATGACTATTTATACTGATAGTTCTGAAAAAATAAAAATTTTATTTGATGGTAAAGTTAGAATACTAAATTCAAATATTATTGGCAATCTTGATAATAAAGGTGGTGACCCTACATCTGCTTTAAGTATAATTGGTGCTAAATCCGGAATTGCCAGCTCTTATAAATTTGGTTGTCATTTAGGACAAAGTAGCATTGATGGGGGGTCTACGAACGGAATTGGTAGTCATTCTTATTTAGAATTATGCAATGATGGTGTTGGTGAAATTATATTCATTAAATTTGACAATACCTCGGGAGAAGGAACTGCAATGGGACAAATTAAGTATGATTATGAATCTGGTAAAGAATATATGGGATTTTATAATAGTGCAAATGGTGGTTATTTATCAGAAGATAATGATATATTAAGAATCACGCATCATGGTAATGTCGAAATAAGAAATCCACGAGGATTAACGTTCAGTTTAGATTGGGATACAGATGTTAATTTTAAAGCTGCATTGGATGTTAGAGGCACTATAAAATGTGACTCGTTAGCTTGCATGGGTAATCAGTTTGTGACCGGTGATGTTACAACTTTTTATCAAAGTTCTGATAAAAGATTAAAAACAAATATTGAAACTATAAAAAATCCATTAGATATTGTAGATAAACTTAGGGGAGTTAGATTCAATTGGAATGAAAAAGTTTGCGATATTAATAAAAATATTGATTTAAGTCGTCCAGAAATAGGTGTTATCGCACAAGAAATTGAAGATGTTTTGCCAGAAGTAATCAAAAATGGTTTATCAGGATATAAAGCTGTTCGTTATGATAAAATTGTTTCATTATTAATAGAATGCATTAAAGAACAACAAAAGCAATTTAAAAATCAGAAAAATGAGATTGATTCATTACAATCGCAAATAAATGAATTAAAGACCATGTTTAAAAACAATATTTAAAATACATTAAAATACATTAAAATATATTATCTAATAATAATTTAATTATTATATAATGTCTTCAAATTTGCAAACCATTCGGTTATATGATGAATCACTTAGTTTTTCATATATGTATAAAACTATATATCAAGTCAATAATCCAAATGTATTAAGCGTTAATATTAATAATGAAAAATTATTAAAAGAAAAAAAACTTTTCTTTTTTATAAATAATGAAATTGATAATGAGGAGGAATTTAAAAACATATCAATAGGAAATAATTTTTTAGGTCAATCTTTAGGACAATTTAGATTACCTATTCGGGGTAAATTTAGTATTGGTAATCTTATTAAAGGGGCTCTTATTTTTATGAATCAAACATTTATTTATTCCCAATGTCGTTTTTTTAATGGGCTTAATGATGTGATAACTACTGTTAATCCTGAATCATGGGGAACTTATCCACCACCTGCACCAGAAAAGAATGAACGTGAACAAACATTAAAAATAATTTCTTTAAAAGAGCCTATAATAGAAATTACACCAGACCAAGGCATTTTTCATACATCAACTGGGGAACTTTGGAAATTTGGAAATGTATTTATTTTTAAAACTACAGTAATCAATGTTACAAGAAATAATTCTAAATTTTTTATTGTTTTTAACAATACTGGAGGAAAACCGTCATTTAATGATTTACCCAACGCAAATGAATATAAATTATTTTTTGATACAAGTAATAATACAATTAAATTTTATGATAAAAATAAAAATATATATAATTTTTCAGGAAATCCAACCATTACTAAAACTGGAACATACAATATTACTATTAGAATGCAAAGAAAAGATATTGTAAAAGATGAAAATGGGATTGATGTTTCGGGTGTTAATTTTAACATAAGTTTAGAAACAGTTATTAATACTGGATATTATGGGGGAAGAGGAGATTCATTAAATATCTTTGATAGACGAGATATTTTAGGTGGAGTAACAAAAGGTTATGATAGTAGTTATAATTTAATAAGATTATATTACACAAATGGTGATGAAATATTATGGAATGAATCACGTCTTAGATTAGGTGATATACATAATGTAAGTGGAAAATTACTTAACGGGTTAAACGTGCATGGTATGGGTTTTGGAACAATTCCAACAGATGCTGGATTTAATATTTCACGATTATATCTCAATGATACTTTTGATGGGACCGATTTTTCTGGAAATGAAAAAACATGGATTATCAGGCACTCACCATTTGGAAAAGTCATAAACAGCACTACTAAGTATCATGATATAAATTTTGATGCAGAACTTTGGGATGAAGGATATATGATTTGGTTAGGTGCAGATGTTTCGGGCTCAAAATGGAATAATCAAACAGGTATTGTATTTAATAATACGGAAATAACAATAAAATAATACTAGTCTAAGTTTAGAAATAAAATTTTAATTTAAAAAAATATTATAAATTTACATATATATATATATAATGGCTTTTACTAGGTTTAATTATGATAAATGTAGAACTCAAAAAAATTTACAGCAGGCAACTGGACCGGGTAGATATATTTTAAATGTTCCTGGAAATGGTGATAAACCAGCTGTATTTAATGATCCACAATTACGTATGCAAAAATGGGGAGCTAATTTAAGAGGTGTTTATAATGGACATCCAATTGATATTGATAGTGATTTAAAAAATGTAGGAAAAAAATTATATAAATTTTGTAATAATAAAAATCAAAATAATAATGTTAAAACATTTAATATTCAATATCCTGAAAATAATATTTCTTTAACAGACCAAACTAGAAGCACTCATCCATCTTGGTTATATAGGGATTTAGAACAAAATCATAGATATCCTTTATTAATGGACCCCCAAGAAAATGTTTGTAAGCATTTTCATAATAATTTAAATACAAGATTATTAGAAAGAGATAGTTATGTTCCTGAATATCCGTGTTCTTTATTAACACAATAAATTATTTATTTTTATTTTAATTAATTTTCTTGTAAAAATAATTAAAATAAAAAATGATATATATATAATAATGGAATTAGCAATACCTTTAGTAGCATTTGGTGGATTATTTATTCTATCAAAACAAAATAAAGATAAAAAAAATGCTGAAGCTTTTACACAAATGCATAAAAAACATTTGCCAAATACAAATACCCCAGTTAAAAATTGGCCAATAGTAAACCGTGAAGAATTAGAAAAAAATATAAATCAATACAGTGGTATAAAAAATACGGTTGATAATTATTATAATCCTAATGGAGATATGGGTGATACAATATCGAGTAATAATGAAACAAATGCTCAATTTAAAAATATGGCTGGAGAATCAATGAATACAAATGAAATGACTCATAATAATATGGTTCCCTATTTTGGTTCATCTGTTACACAATCGACGACTGGTTCAAACGAAGGACTTTTAGATAAATATACTGGAACTGGTAGTCAGCGTATACAAAAAGAAGGGCAAGCACCATTATTTAAACCTCAGAAAGACATGAATTGGAATTATGGTATGCCTTCAACAACGGATTTTATGGAACAACGTATGCGAAGTAATTTATCACAAAAAATGAACAATACTAAACCATTTGAAAGTATTCGGGTTGGTCCTGGTATTAATAAAAAAGATGGAGTAAGTGGTAGTGGTGGATTTAATTCAGCTATGGAGGGTAGAGATATTTGGCGACCCAAAACAGTAGATGAATTAAGAACTGCCAATAATCCAAAAGTGACTTATGAAGGACAAATGTTGGGCGCTTATAAACCCAATAAGTCTTCTTCGGTTAAACATATTGGTCGAGTTGAAAAAAATCGCCCAGATACTTATTATATTAATGGTGAAGACCGATGGTTTACTACAACAGGTATTGAGAAGGCGCAGAAAGCTCGAGGAACAATTACATTAAGACCTGAAAATCGCGCATTTCAAACAAGAGAATATTTTGGACAAAGTGCTCCTGATGCTAATGGCACATATTCCACACCAGTTATTCGGCGTTCACAAAAACCACAATTTAAATCGGAAAATTTAGGAGTTGCTACAAGTAAAGATAGTTGGAAAGTTAAAACGAAAGATATGCGCGAAATTCAACAAGAAGGATATAAACCTTTAGCGAATGCTAGAAATTTAACAAAACAACAAAAAGAATTAGGACCTGTCAGTCGCGGATTTAAGGCTATGGTTGCACCTATATTAGACGTGTTAAGACCATCTCGTAAACAAAATGTTATTGGTAATATGCGACCAACCGGTAATGCTGAAGGCAACTATTCTGTTTCCAATAGTATTATATGGAATCCTGCTGATAAACTTAAAACAACTATTAAAGAACAAACAATTAAAAATGAATATATTACGCAGGGTGGCTCGCGTCATGATGCGGGTTATATTAATAATAAACAAACTCCCGTTGGACAACAACGTGATTCTACAACTACATCATATATTGGTAATAATTCAGCTAATGTTACAAATGCCAGAGTTTATAACACAGAATATAATACTAGACTTAATCCAAATAAACAAGAATTATCACGCGTTGATAGAATACGAACTGGTAATCAAAAAATATTTTCTGGCTCTCAAAATGTATGCAATCTTTCAAATAGAGCAACATGCCCAGCACAAATACAACCTAACTTTACAAAAAGACCAGCAAATATTAGCAATGTTGGTGAAGTGTCGGGTAGAAATCTTAGAGAACGAGTTGTTCAATGTGGTCGTAATACTGGTGATATATTAAGTGCATTTAATGATAATCCATACTCTAAGCCACTTAATAGTGTCGCATAAATTTATTTAAAAAATGTGTTATTATATTAACATATTTTTAATAATATATATTCTATATAAATATAATTTATCATTTTTTAAATTTAAAACTAAATTGCAATTACAAAATATATGAATGAAATTATTCTGTCATCCACTAATTATAAAAAACAAAATATTCATGCGAATTTATTTAAAAAATTAAATTATTTTATTGAAACATTTAAAATTCCTCATATAATTTTTTATGGTCCTTCGGGAACCGGAAAGAAACATATATTAAATAAATTTATTAATAAAATTTATAAAAATGATAAAGAACAAATTAAAAAATATGTGATGTATGTGAATTGTGCTCATGGTAAAGGAATTCGTTTTATTAGAGATGAATTAAAATTTTTTGCAAAAACAAATATACAAAACTTTAACGGTAAATATTTTAAAAGTATTGTATTATTCAATGCTGAAAAATTAACCATGGATGCACAATCTGCATTAAGAAGATGTATAGAACAATTTAGTCACAATACTAGGTTTTTTGTTATTGTAGAAAATATTAACACGTTATTAAAACCTATATTATCAAGATTTTGCAATATTTATATACCACCACCAAATATAAATAATAATGTTGTAAATTTACATTTACAAAAAAATAAAGAGCTTGAAGATTATAACATTAAAAAAAAAATATGGTTAAAAAATAAATTAAAAAAAAAAGACAATATTAAAAATTTACAATCACTTATTAAATTTATTAATTTAATTTATGATAAAGGTTATTCTGCTTTAGATATAATTAATATTATTAAAGATTTTAATGATAATAAAAAATATGATTTTTTATTTTATTTTGATAAAATTAGATTAGAATTTAGAAATGAAAAAGTATTAATGTTTATTTATTGTTATTTTTATTTTATGCGGAAAAATATAAATTTAGAAAATATATTATCAATGTAAATGGATGACTACAATATGAATGTTTTGTCTGAAGCTAAAAATGAATATTCTTCTAGATTATTAAATATTTTAACACCTTTAATTGTTTTGGGTATTAAATCCATTTTTAATGAGGCAGTTGATTTATGTGTAGATAATAATGAAGAAGAAAAATATTTAATGACATTTCAAAATTTTTTATCTAGAGTTCCGAAATGGAATGCAAACATAATTAAGGAAGAAACTAATAGAATTATAAACGATAGCAATTGTCCTTATTTGGAAGATTTATTGACATGTGTTCACATTACACAATTAAAAATTTTAACAAGTATAAGAGTTTCTAATCAACAAAAAAAATTAGAAATTGATATTCCAAAATTAGAAGATTTTATTCACAATGTTTACATTAATTTTGCTAGAAAATTATATGCAAATATTTATTTATTCGAAAAAGATATTATGCCTTTAAGTTATCAGAAAAATATGCGAGAAGCAGAATTATTATGCCGCGAATGTATTTTAAAAGTTATGCGTGATTCTATGCCAATAGAACAAATTCTAAGAGCTTATATGGATGAAACGATTTATGATGAAATAATAGAAGAAACTTTAGAAAAACAAGTTACAGAAGACGAAGCTATTGATATGTTAGAGGAAGCTAAAAAAAATAATGAAAATAGTGATAAAAATAAAGATATTGAAATAAATAAGATGGACACAGTTGATAAAGACCATGAAATTAGTGTAGAAGAACCTACATTATTAACGAATAACGAAATTGCTGATAATGCTATTAAGGAGGCAACCGCTTCTATTAAAAATGAGGTAGCTCCCGAGGTTGCGGCGGCAGTAGCAGCAACTACCCCCGCACCCGCAGTAGCAGCAACTACCCCCGCACCCGCAGTAGCAGCAACTACCCCCGCACCCGCAGTAGCAGCAACTGCACCTATAGTAGCGCCAGCACTATCCGCACCAGCTGTGTTAGTCAAACCTGAACCCGAAACACCAACGGTAACACCAACTGTAAGTCCTGTTTTAAGACCAAAATCGCCGATTATGTCACCAAAAACAAATATATCTTTTTCGGATGATGACCACATATTAGATATGGGAACAAATAAAAAATCTGTAATTCATGCACCCAAAACAACTGAAAGATTAGCTGAAATTAGCCGACTAGCTAATATTAAAAGAAAACAAGAAGATGATGATGACGATGATGATTTTGATGATGATTTTAATGATGATGGTCCTTTAAAAATAAGTGGGGATAATATTACTTTAGATATTAGCGATATTCAAAATATTTCACAGGATTTCAAAATTAATAAAAATCCTATTTTAGACGATATTGAAGTTTTAGCATAAATTTGCGTATAATTAATAATATTTTACAATTTATTAATTATATAATTATGAACAAAAACATTTTATTAAATGGGTTTATAATAAGTTTTTTATTCTTAATTGTAAAGTTTATAGAAATGCGTTTTATTACAAAGAAAAATGTGCCACCAAAGATATTGGTTAGAGATGCTTTATTAGTTTATATGTCAGTTATAATTACTCATTATATTTTAACACAATTAAAACAAGTAAAAACTAAAGAATTTGTTGAAGTTTTTACTGATACGCCTGCTTTTTAATCATTCAGAATATCTTGGAATTTTATCAATATTTATTATTTTAGCTTTTCTACCTATTTTTCTTTTACTTGAAATAAATTTTTTAAATAAAGGATTAGATAACTGATTATGTGGTATTTGTTTTGTGCATTTTCTTGTAATCATTTTATATAATTTAAAATCAGGATATCTTTCTTCTCCGTTAGATTTATATAATAAATTTTTACCATTATCATCATTAACCCATTCGTTTATTAATTTTGCAATAGGATTAGTTATTTTTTCAGTTATATCCGGGATAAAATAATCAAATAATGAACACCCCAAACGACATAAATCAAATCCATAAGTTGGTTTTAATTCTTTTTTATTTTTATTTTTAAATATTGAAAAATTAAATTGTCCCGCAGCATCACCCGTTTTAAAAAAACAATCACTAATAATTTCTTTACCTTTAAAAGAATATATTGCCCTACCATAATCTATAATTTTATATATTTTACCGTGTGTTGGAATTCGCCAATACTTTCCATCATAAAAATAATTAAGATACTTTTTTTCAGTGTAATTAAACATGATATTATTTGTATGTAAATCATTATGTGTAAAATTAAAGGCTTTTTGATATGTAATCAATATCATTATAATTTGAAATAAACATGATGACCATTCTTTATCTGATAAGTTTAATTCTTCATTTTCGACACATTCATCTAATGTTTTATCTAATTTTTCTAAACAAATTATTTGACATGGGAAATCATATACATATGCATTTATTCCATCACATATACTACTATATTCTGAAATATTACTATCATGCTTAGAATCTTCTTCGCTATCTTCTTCGCTATCTTCTTCGCTATCTTCTTCGCTATCTTCTTCGCTATCTTCATTATCAGTATTGGATACTCGCGATGAACATTCACTATTTGTTTTATTATTTTCCGATTTATTATCTAATACAGCTTTTCTTAGATAATCTATATTATTATTTAATGATATATCATTTAATTTTTTATTGTTTAATTTGTTTATATTTTCAATAGTTAATTCTTCAAATACATCTTCATATATTTTATTATTCATATTGTCTATCGTAAGTTTTTCTTTTCCATTAATTTTTATTTTAATACGATTTTTTCTTGTGTCATCATCTAACATAGCTTCATCAATAACGTCTGTTTCAAATAAAACATTTTGATTATCATGAAAAAAATCGTAATCATATAAATATTCCAAATCATCTGTAATATCTATTTTAAATTTTTCTTGTATACCTAAAAATGAACCATAAAAATCAACTCCGTGTGGAAATTTATAATGATGTAATAACTTACTTGATAAATATGAAAAAAATGAATCAGTATATGCACAATTATTACAGCATTCAATTTTTTTAATAATATCTTCACTTGATTTAAGTTTAGGAAGAGTTCTAATTATATTTTCAGAAATATCTTTATATTTTCCTGCTAAGAATTTAGTTACATTTAATAAAGGTGAAAATTTGAAAAATGATTGTTTTAATATTTTATTTTTACTATTATCAAATAAATAAACCGTAAAAGTATTGTTTTCACTATCTTCACTTTTAATATCATGAATATGATATTTATGATTTAAATTTATTTTATCATAATTAGATTCGGTTAATGAAAAAAATCTTGAATAAAGTGGAATAAAATTTTTTATATTTTTTATTTTATTTTTCGACTTTTCAGATAAATAGCTAAATAATTTGGAATTATCATTTTTTTTATAATAAATATCAAAAAGAGACATTATGTGTTATTGAATCAATATTATTTTTTGTTTTTAACTTATATTTTTTTGAAATTTTTATTTTTTTGAAATTTTTCGCGTATTTTTTTATGATTTATTAACTCTTTCTTAAATATACAATGAATCTTGATTTAAAAAAATTTGATATGCGAAAAATTAGTTTTGACCCAAATTCAACACAAGGTCCCGTTATTGTATTAATCGGTCGTCGTGATACAGGTAAAAGTTTTTTAGTAAAAGACTTATTATATTATCATCAAGATATTCCAATTGGAACTGTTATTTCGGGAACTGAAGCTGGTAATGGTTTTTATGGTAAGCTTGTCCCTAAATTGTTTATTCATGATGAATACAATAGTGCTATAATTGAAAATATTCTAAAAAGACAAAAAATTGTTCTTAAACAAATTAAAAAAGAAACACAAGCTTATGGTAAATCTAATATTGATGCAAGAGCATTTGTCATTTTGGATGATTGTCTATATGATAATTCATGGTCTAGAGAGAAAGTTATGCGTTTACTTTTTATGAATGGTCGTCATTGGAAAATTATGTTAGTAATTACAATGCAATATCCTCTAGGTGTCCCTCCTAATTTAAGAACAAACATTGATTATACTTTTATATTACGAGAACCATATATCACAAATCGCAAACGTATTTATGAGAATTATGCAGGTATGTTTACCACGTTTGAATCTTTTTGTCAAGTTATGGACCAATGTACTGAAAATTATGAATGTTTAGTTATTGCTAATAATGCAAAATCAAATAAATTAGGAGACCAAATTTTTTGGTATAAAGCATCCGCTCATAATAATTTTAGATTAGGTTCAAAAGAATTTTGGGAAATGTCAAAAGACCTTAATTCCGATGATGATGATGATGATGAATACGACCCTAAAATGGGACATAAAGGTCCTAGAATTAATGTAAAAAAGAATAAATGGTAGTTTTTTATATTTAAAAATAAAAATATAAAAAAAAATAAAATTAAAATTTTGGGGGATTACCATAATAGCCACCCATATTTCGACCCTTTGAACGTTGTCCATGAATAACAACCCATTTTCCCTCAATTTTTTTAAGTATACTTGTAAATACCGCAAAATCATCATTTTCAGTTCCTTTATAATTAAATTTACCATGACTCGTATAGCAAACAAATGCCATATCCCCATGTATTTCCAACTTATTAATAGAAATAAATTCATTTAATTCTACTGAAACATCATCACTCGTCATCATATTCTTATAACCATTAACATCTAAAGGATTTCCACTTGGTCGTATTATTAAACAATTTTCATGCATATGGCTGATAACTGTATTATAGTCTGTACTACACATATTCTTAATAACATCTTCAACTAATTCTTTATCTGTTTTCATTATCATTTCTTTTATTGGATTAATATCTGGCGGTGCAGACATTAATGGTGTCAATAGATCAAACGTTCCATCGTCATACCTATGTTTAATATAAGATTGTTGTGCTTGTTTATTATCCCATTTCTGCCAAATAATAATTTTATTTGAATTTTCACTAGCTTCATACATTTCTAACGTTTGACAACCTTCCCAATTTCTAGTAACTTTTAATCCATTATCACCATTACACCATTCAATGAATTTATTTTTACATTCATTATCCTTTAAAGAAAAAACTGCACAAACGCGATAACTTTCAACCATTATATCTTTTAATATTATTCTTTTTTTAAGTATGATTTTTTTATATTTTTTACTCAGAAAAATATAAAAAATAAAAATATATAAAATTATTTAATCGCGTTCACCATCAGCGTTAAACTTTCTAGGACCCTTATCTCTACTTGGAATAACAATATTTTCACCTTCAAATAATTCCTTTTGAATATCCGCCGTAGTAATCTCTTCTTTTAATCCCAAAGTCTCTTCAATTGTATTATTTACACCTACTAAATTACCGTTTTCATCAATATTTTGTGTTAACTTATTACCTGTTTCTCTAGCCATCTTAATATTTTCTTTAATTGCATCTTCCTTAGCTTCACGAACTCTCTTTTCAAATTCCATTTTAGCATATTCTTCATTCTTAATTTTCTCACTCATTAACTGATTCAATTGCTCTTCCAAATATTCTACACGACCTGTCTTATAAGCTTCTGGTTCCCATGGCATCCACATACCAACCGGTCCTACATAAACATCATGATTCGGGTCTACCTCTCGCAATAACTTACAGCGTAGTTCAGCTTCGCCCTGACTAGAATAAACTCCTCTAATTTTAATACCTCTAGTATTTGTTTGATAATGGTGTGCATTAGAAAATTCTTCGTCTAATCTTTCTTCATTTGCATCTACAAAATTTTTGTAGGCGTTTGAAACATACGTGGAATTTATATCATCTGCTTCACTTTTAAGAAATTCATTCAAATCACTAGTTAAATCTTCAAATTTAAGGTCATACTTATAACCTATAAAATTCAAAAATTGTGTAAATTTTTCAGTTGATTTAGTAATATCAAAATCTTTTAAAAATTCTTCAAAATAAAAATGCTTCTTTTCTTTTAATACTTTTTCAGGTGAAACAAAAGAAATACATGCAAATTTTTGTCCAGAAATAGGTCTATCTTCTTCCAATAAATCAACATATATAGGGTTAGGCGACCCGTTAGATTTTTTTTGTTTAACGAAATTATCAGACTGTTCCATTTATATTAATAAATATTACAATGTTATTTAAGTTTTTTTTTTACAATATTAATTTAATTCGTATTTATTTTTTTTCTACTTTATTAATATAAATAATGTTTCAACGATTAATGAATTCATTAGATTTAGGCGAATTAATGCGCAGAGCTGTTAAATACATTGTTGAAGGTATTATGGTAGCTATTGCCGCATACGCAATCCCCAAGAAATCTCTTAACTTAGATGAAGTCCTTCTTATTGCCCTTACCGCAGCTGCTACATTCTCTATTCTTGATACATATGTTCCTTCAATGGCAGTATCTGCTAGGTCTGGCGCTGGTTTCGGTATTGGAGCCAATCTCGTTGGATTCCCAAGAATGATGTAAATACTTTAGAAATCTTTAGAAAATTATAAATTTAAACATAAATTAATAATTTTTAATAAATAATGAATAACACTGATGAAAATAATTCAAAAATAAATGATATAAGTTATAAATATATTCCAGTATCAGTATACGATGTTAAACCCATTGGAAAAAATGGTATTAGAGGCAAACAACATCATGAAAAAAAATCAAGTCGAGCCACATATAGTCCATTTCCTTTAGATGTAGCAGAATGGTGCGCAGAATATCATTTACGAGATACATCTATTATATTTGACCCGTTTGCTGGTTGGGGGGAACGCCACAATGCTATAAAAAAATCAAATAAAACATATATTGGCTACGATATCTCAGAAAAAGCAATTCAAAATGCAAAAGAAAAATATAATGTTTATAATTTTTTAGCAAATAGTTTAATAGACGAAATACCAGAACATGACGGATTACTTACCTGTCCTCCTTATTGGAATTTAGAAAAATATAATAATAAAGATGGTTTAGATAGAATAAAAGATTGGAATACTTTTTTAAAAGAATATGAAATATTGTGGAAACGTGTTGTAAAAAAAGCTTTACCCGGTGCAAAATATTGTATTATGGTAGGTGATTGGAGGAAAAATCATAAATTTTATGATTTTACTTATCAAACTGAAAAAATTTTAGAACGTTGTGGTATGATACCATTTGATAAAATTATTCTCTCATATAAAAAAATATCACCTATTAAAATAATGTTACCCCAAACAAAAAGATTAGGATATACTGTTAAAGTTCACCAATATTTATTAATTTATAAAAAGAAATAATCAATCTATATATTATAATGGCAAAAACAAGAAAACGAAGAACGCGTTCAAGACGACCCAAGCGAAAATACACCAAAAAGGCACCAAAAAGAAAACGTAAGCGTAGGAGAAGAAGAAGAAGACGAATGAAAGGAGGTTCGTGACGCGAACAGGAATAAATAACTAAAAAAATAGACTAAAAAAAAATAAACTTTAAAAAAAATAAATATAACATTTTAAACAAGTAATATTCAAATAAAATTTGAAAAATGAAGAAGTATGTAGCAAAATTTATTACATGATTCTGATATTATTACTTATTTATAATATATAAAATATATATTATGAATTCGTCATTGAGACAAGGTATGTTTTTTGGGGCAAATTCCGGTATAATAACTACTGTTGGTTTAATTACTGGTTTAGTTCAAACAAAAATTTCAAAAAACTATTTAATTATTAGTATTATTTCTTTAGCTATTGCAGATAGTATATCGGAAGCATATGGTATGTATATTTCAAAAAAAGCAGAAGATACTGAAGACGATTCTCAAAATCCGTTTTTTGCATTAATTGGTTTATTAATAATGAAATTTTTAATTGTTATAAGTTTTTTAATACCATTCGCATTTTCAGATAGTTTGAAATACTATAAAAATTTATATTGGATAATTGGGTGGAGTTTGCTATTAATTTCTCTTGTTGATTATAATATTTCTGAATTAAGAGATGAACACCTTTTGAGCTATTTAATACCACATATAATCATATTATTTTTAGTTATTTACTTAACACAAATGTTTGGGAGATTAATTGAAACTTATAAATAATTGTATTATCTAGAATTGTATTATATACAATTAAAATATTTCAACTCATTAGGTCTAACACCACTATAACCATGCATTTGTGTCAAATAATAAAACAAATGTTCGTTTTTATAACCATTAACGTAAGGAACATACCATCCATTTTCATATAACTGCCAGTCACTAAATAAATTCATTACTTCCTTTAATTTTGACTTATCAGTTACATTATTTTCAATCCATTTAATAGTGCATAATTTCATCCCTAATTGACTTTTATGTGTATCACCGTGTTCCCAATCATGATATACTTTTTTTCCATTGAATATAACATCTGATGCACAACCATTCTTTGCTGCTCTAATCATTTTTATTATTTTAATAATAAAAATAATTATATTAGCTTTTAAATATCAATTTAAAAGTTGTAAATATTTTAAATGGTTGGTATAAACTCCCAATTTAATTCATTACATATTTTCTTCCATATTACATCTTGTTCTATTCTTTTTACTGGATCTTTCAACATTGGGAAAAATGGTAAAAACTTTTTTTCATCCAATAATTCACACATTTTATATA